CTGCGCGGCGCGCTGATCCGCACCGGCATCGGGGCGCTGATCGTCGGCGCGGGCGAGCTTGTGTTTCAGTTCACCCGCCTGGTGTCGGGCGCGGGCGGGTTTGGCGAGGCGATGTCGCTGCTGAAAGACCTTGCGGTCGAGGTCTGGGAACGCATCAAGCTGGGGGCGGCTGCGGCGGGTGCCGCGGCCACGGCGACGTTCTTCGACCTGAAGGCGGACGCCGCGTCGGCCATGCAGAGCGCCATCGAGAGTGTGGTGGCTTTTGGCAACACCGCCGCGAACACCTTTGAGGGGGCCTGCTGCCCGCCGCGATCGGTGATCTGGCGTTCCAGGCGGCGAACAGCCTGGTCGACGGTGTCGAGGCGATGCTGAACGGCGTGGTCTCGCGCATCAATGGCTTCATCGGCGGGATCAACGCCGGCCTCGAAGCGCTCGGCTCGGAGCGGCGCATCTCGCTGGTGCCCGACCTCGATCTTGGGCAGATCGAGAACCGCTTCGAGGGCGCGGCCAGCACGGCCACGACTGCTGCGCAGGCGGCCTTCGAGCGGGCCTTCGAGGACAATCCGCTCTCCGCGCCCGACCTTGGTCTGACCGAGGCGGCGAACCGGGCGCTCGAGTCCGCCAACCGCTCTCGCGGGGCGGCGCGCGACCTGGCCGAGAGTGTGCGCGCGCCGCTGGAAAGCTGGCAGGCGCTGCGCGATGCGGTGCGCGGGAGCGACCAGGATGGCGCGGACGCGCTGACCGAGGCCACCGGCGCTGCCGAGCGGCTGGAGACCGCCCTTGACGATGCCGGGCGCGCCGCCACGGGTGCCGGTGCGGCCGCCAAGCCCGCGACCGAGGCCGCCGTCACCGGCTGGCAGGCGGTCACGGCGGCGCTGTCGGACTACGCCAGCCGCGCACGCGAGATCGGCGGCGATATCGGCCAGAGCCTTGTCGGCGCCTTCCAATCGGCCGAGAGCGCCGTCGGCGAGTTCGTGAAGACCGGCAAGCTGAACTTCCGCGATCTCGTCACCTCGCTGCTCGCCGATCTCGCCCAGCTCGCGGCGCGGCGGTTCATCCTCGGGCCGATCGCCAATGCGCTCTCCGGCGCGCTTGGAGGCGCGGGTGGCGCGGGCGGGATACTGGCGAACATCCTGCACGCGGGCGGCATGGTTGGCTCCGCTGGCCCCTCGCGGATGGTCCCGGCCATGGCGTTTGCGGCTGCGCCTCGGATGCATGGCGGCGGTGTCGCCGGGCTTCGCCATGACGAGGTGCCCGCGATCCTGCAGCGCGGCGAGCGGGTGCTGTCGCGCCGCGAGGCGCAGAGCTACGGCGCAGGCGGCGGGATCAATGTCACCATCATGGCGCGCGACGCCGAGAGCTTCCGCCAGTCCCGCACGCAGGTCGCTGCGGATATTGCCCGCGCCGTGTCGCTCGGGCGGAGGGGCATGTGATGTTCCACGAGGTTCAGTTCCCCGACAATATCAGTCGGGGCGCGCGCGGCGGGCCGGAGCGGCGGACGCAGATCGTCGAACTGGCCTCGGGCGACGAGGAGCGCAACGCCAGCTGGGCGAACTCGCGGCGGCGCTACGACGTCGCCTACGGCATCCGCCGCGCCGACGATCTGGCGGCGGTGGTCGCCTTCTTCGAGGCGCGCAACGGTCGCCTGCACGGCTTTCGCTTCAAGGACTGGGGCGACCACAAGTCCAGCCCGCCCTCGGGCACGCCATCGCCGACCGACCAGGCGATCGGCACCGGCGATGGCGCGACGGCTGCGTTCCCGTTGGTGAAGCACTACGCCTCCGGCGCGCAATCCTGGTCGCGGAACATCACGAAGCCCGTCGCGGGCAGCGTGCGCATTGCGTTCGGCGGGGTGGAGCAGCCGTCGGGCTGGACGGTCGACACCACAACTGGGGTCGTCACCTTCGACAGCGCCCCGGCGGCGGGCGTCGCGATCACCGCAGGCTTCGAGTTCGACGTGCCCGTCCGCTTCGACACCGATGCGCTCGACGTGACGCTCGACCTCGAGCGGCTCGGCTCGATCACCTCCATCCCGCTTCTGGAGATCCGGCGATGAACAATGAGCCCGGCTTTGTCGCCACGGTCCTGCGCGAGCTCGCGGCCTCGACGGCGGTGATCCTCGCCGCCTGGGGCGCGCTCGGCGGTGCCACGAACGCACTGACCACCAAGATGCGGCTGCGCGATGCGCTGCGGCACATCCTGCTCGGCGGGCTGATCGCGGCCGGAATGGGCAGCCTGTCGATGGCGGTCATCACCAGCTGGATGGGTCTGCCGCCCGAGGCGATCCCTGCGGGAGGGGCGGCAGGCTCGGCCGCCTATCTCGTCGGGGTCTTCGGCCCGGCCTTCATCGAGATGCTCCTCGCCCGGCTGCACCGCGCCAAGCAGGGCGACGGCGATGAATGAGCTTCTCCGCCTCGCGCGCGCCCTCCGCTGCGACCCGGCTGATCCCTGGCAGGCCTTTCGCCACCGCCTGGCGGTAGGCCTCGCCGTCGCGACGCTGATCCTGATCCTCTCGTTCATCGGATAATCCCATGCACATGACAGACCGGGGGCTTCTGGCCCTGATCCGGCACGAGGGACTCGTGCCCGGACCCTATCTCGATGCAAAGGCCGTCTGGACCTTCGGCATCGGCCACACCGCCGCAGCCGGACCGCCCGATCCGGCCACCATGCCGCGCGGCATGCCCGCCGATCTCGACGCGCGCGTCCGCGAGGCGTTCCGGGTCTTCCGCGCCGATCTCGCGCGCTATGAGACGGAGGTGCTGCGCGCCGTGAAGGTACCGCTCAAGCCGCACGAGTTCGATGCGCTGGTCTCCTTCCACTACAACACCGGCGGCATCGCGAAGGCTGCGCTGACCCGACACCTCAACGACGGCAATCGCGTTGCAGCCGCCGACGCGTTTCTGAACTGGCGGCGACCGGCATCGATCATTCCGCGCCGGGAGGCCGAGCAGGACCTGTTCTGCCATGGCCGCTATCCCGCCGGGACCATCCCGGTCTGGTCCGTGGATCGCACCGGCCGCGTCGACTTCTCCCGGCCCATCCGTCGCCTCACCGAAGGCGAGGCGCTGGCCCTGCTACGGCGACCTCCGACACCGCGACCGCCGGTCGTCAATCCTGAACCCGATACGCCGACCGGCTGGCTCGCCCGGCTGGCCGCCTTCTTCTCCACCCTGATCCGGAGGGCCTGATCCCATGCGCTACATTCGACCCAATTCCCTCACCTGGTGGGCCGGGCTCCTCGCCATGCTCACCGGCATCGCCTCGCTTGCGCTGCCCTCGACCGGGCCGCTGGGCGAGCTGTTCCGCCTCGTCGCTCTGCTTGCCGGCTCGGGCGATGCTTCGCCGGCAGGGCTCATGTTCCTCGGGCTCGGCCTGATCGGTCTGCGCGACCGGATCGAGCGGGGGTTCCGCGGCGATGCTTGAGTTCCTCGCCGGTCTGATCGTGGGCGGCTGCCTCGGCGTCTTCGTTGCCGCCCTCTGCGTCGCAGCTGCACGCGGGGAGCGGGACGATGACTGATCTCCTGATCTGGGTGGTTGCAGCTTTCGGCGCGGTCGGGGGCGTCGTCCTCGGCCGGCTCTGGGGCCGCGTCGAAGGGAAGCACGAAGGCAAACGGGAGGCGGAACGCGATGCGATGGAAGACAAGAGCAAGCGCGTCGGAAGGGGCCGCGACGCGGTTCGCGATGGCCGCAGCGCTGGCGGCCCTGCTGAGCGCCTGCGCCGCAACGATGGGCGCTGGTGAGGCGGGCTGTGCATCTTATGCCGAGGCGCGGCTCGCCCGGCCGCCTGCCGAGACCGTTGATGATGTGCCCCCAGACTGGGCGACCTGGATCGCCGATCTCGACGACCGCATGACGGGGACCTGCCGATGAAAACCCTTTCGCCCGCCCTGCAATCCCACCTCGACGAGGGCACGACGACGCTCGCCTGGTGCTGGCGGATCACGCGTGCCGATGGCGTCACCTTCGGTTTCACCGATCACGACCGGACGCTGAGTTTCGACGGCACGGACTTCGAACCCGAGAGCGGGCTGACAGCCTCCGAGGTGCGCTCGGGCTCGGACCTGTCCGTCGATGCGCAGGACGCCGAAGGCGTGCTGACCTCGGACCGGATCACCGAGACCGACATTCTCGACGGCCGCTGGGACGCGGCGCAAGTCGAGGTCTGGCGGGTGAACTGGGCCGATACCACGCAGCGAGTGCTGATGCGGCGCGGGGCCATCGGCCAGATCAGACGCGGGCGGCTGGCCTTCGTGGCTGAGGTCCGCTCGCTCGCGCATGTGCTGGGCCAGACGGTCGGGCGGACCTTCCAGGCGACCTGCGACGCCGCGCTTGGGGACGCGCGCTGCGGCGTCGATCTCGAGGACCCGGCCCTCAAGGGCACGGGCGCGGTGCTCGATCTGCTGCGCGACCGTGCCTTCACCGCCTCGGGGCTTGGTGGCTTCGCGTCTGGCTGGTTCGCCTTTGGCACCATTGAGTGGACCAGCGGCGCGAATGCCGGGCGCAAGACGGAGGTGCTGGGTCACGATGTGACCCCCGGCGTCGCCATTCTCACCTTGCTG